TCACGGGGAAAAACGCAGGTGCGTCGCATTCCCGGCTGTCTGCCGGGCTACGTTGCAGGAACGCCGGTTTGCGACCTCGCCACCTACGGTGCCAGGTGCCGCGCCTGCTACGACGCCTATTGCGCTGAAGCCAACCCACGCAATCGCCGCAGCATCGGCCCGATGACGCTTTCGGAGAAGAAGGCGTTGATTGCGTCACTGGCGAATGTGGGCAAGGCGACCCAAAACCCAAGGCGGTGGGCGCAGTTGCTTCGGCGGCGAGAGCAGGGCGGGGGGTACCTGACGCGAGTTCAACGCACCGCATGGCGAGAAGCACTCAGGCCGGAACTTGAAAACGAAGCCAGAACCGTGGAGATGGCATGAGCAAGACCGAAGCACACAAGCTGCTGGACGGACTTAAGAACGGCGTTCACGCACCCGATTGGAAGATCAACGCAGCCCTGATCGAAACCGGCGATCTGTCGTGGACTGAAGGCGCGTATCAGGTCAGCCGCAAGGCGGGAACGTGGGAGCGCAAGCAGTCGCGTGTGATCGCCAGGGCGGGCGTGTTTGATGGGCTGCTGGCATGAAGGGCGCAACGACGCTGTTCAACGCGCAACAAGGCCACGGCGCATTCGCCGAAATGTGGCTGACGATCAAGGCGCTGTTGATTGCCGGCCACCGTGTGCGCGTCGGCTTTGAAACCGAGAAACGCACGCTCAGTCAAAACGCCAAGTTCCATGCGATCTGCGCGGACGTGGAGAAGTCTGGTTTCGTCTATCTCGGCAAGCCACGCAGCGCAGGACAGTGGAAGGTGCTGTTCGTCTCGGGCCATTCCATCGCGACGGGCGGTGGCGCAGAAATGGTGCCAGTGCTTGAAGGTGAGTTCGTCAATCTGCGCGAGTCCACGGCTTCAATGCTCAAGGAGCGCAAGAGCAGCTTGATCGAATACACGCTGGCGTGGTGCGCGATGAATGGCGTGCGGCTATCTGCGCCGGAAGAGGTGTTCGGATGAGCGTCGCATTCCAACCCCGCCCGAAGCTCCAAACCTGGCGCAGCGAAGCCTACCGACGACTCGTTGCGTCACTGCCATGCGCTCACTGCGGCCTTGTCGGCTACAGCAACGCCTGCCATGCGGACATTGGCAAGGGACTCGGCATCAAGAGCGACGACAGAACTTGCTGGCCTGGATGTGTAGATCGCCTAGGTCGCAGTGGGTGCCATTCACTGATCGGCGCTCGCGGCATGTTCACACGCGAGCAGCGCAGAACCATCGAGCAGAACCACGCACGCAAGACACGCGAGCGCATCAAGGCAGATGGGCTGTGGAAGCCCGAATGGCCGGAATTTGAACAGGAGCAAGCATGAGATTCGATCCCAAAAACACAATCGCAATTCAACTGCTCCGCTTGGCGCAGCGGCCCGGTGGCGTGACAACCAACGACTTCCTCGACAAACGGGCGTCCGACGTTGGAAAGATTTGCAGGCAACTCATGGAAGCCGGCTACCTGAGTCGGCTTGCCGGCAAGAAGCCATACGTCCACGTCTGCACGAAGGCGCAGGCGGATCGATACACGGCAGCGAAGAACGCCCCGAAGCCCATCGTCTTCGCCAAGCCAAAGCAGCCGCGCATTCAGCCGGTACTCAGCCAGCCAAAGCCGCGCCCACTGCCGAAGCAGAAGGACAACAGGCCTGTTGTGTATCCAGTAGACGCCGAAGGAAACCCGCTGTGGAAATACACAGTGTGCCCAGGCTTCACGAACAACCCGCCGAAGACAAACACCTTCACCGGGGCTTACTGATGATGCCGGGGCCAAAGTTGGGAAGCATGTTTCGCGGCAGTCTCCGCAGGCGCATCAAAGAATACTTCGACGCCAATCCAGACGAGTATTTGACGAACGCCGACGCATCGATCAAGTGGGGCTACACGCAATCCGCAGTCAGGCAGTCGGTGAGCCAGATGCGAGTGCGTGGCGAACTGGGGCCAGGGCCAGAGATAAGGCTGCCCAAATGAGCGCCAGTCAGCGAACCAAAGGCGCAGCAGCAGAGCGGGAAGTCTGCAAGCTGCTCAGTAACGAGCTGGGCGTTACCGTGCGGCGCAACGTTGATCAAGCCAGATCGGGTGGTGCTGATTGCGTGGAGATTCGCGGCTTCGCCATCGAGATCAAGCGCCGGGAAGCCTTGTCCCGGCCGTCCTGGTGGGCGCAGACGGTCAAGCAGGCCGACGCACTCGGGCTAGAACCTTTGCTTCTCTACAGGCGCAGCCGTGAGCCTTGGAGAGCAATGCTGTATCGGCACAACGCAGATCCGGCAGACGTGCCGTTCGACGCCGCAGTGGCGCATATCAGGGAGAAGTGGGCATGCTGGCCGTGACAAAGACATTCATCGACTTCAACTGCGTCTCGCGTGCTCACGAACCCATCCATGAGCGGCTGGTGAACTGGGCACGCTGGGTGCGCCCAAGGCCGTCATCGTGGGTTCACCCCATGTGGAGGGGATTCAAGACGAGCGAGATATGGACAGGCCCAACAGCAGCGGCACCGCTCAATCCACTCGACGCGCAGGCAGTCGAGAAGGGCGTGTCAGCGTTGCCGGAGTCGCACCGCTTCAGTCTCAGGTGGTGCTACGTGTACGGCGGCCAGCCACGCAAGGCAGCGGCGCATGTGGGCGAGAGCCTGGAAGGGCTGCAAGTGCTGATCGTCAATTCTCGTCAGATGCTTATCAACAGACGCATTTGACAAGATTTGTGGGCATGGCTAGAATCGCGCCATTGATCCGCGAAGACGCACAGAATCGCTGTCCGTGAGGATGGACAGGCGACGGCCACCGCTAACCCCGGTGGCTTTTTTGTTTTCGCCCGGCAGATCAACGACCACAACTCGGCACTTAGCTGCAAGGTCTCGCCGGGCACCTAATCCGGAGTCGCATCGGACTCATTCGCCTGTCGCACTCGCAGGTTATTGCGGCGAGAGTGCTGACGGCAGCGGCCCAGCGGCATTGCCGTAAGTCCGATGGACGCACCAACTTTGAACAAGCCGGAAGGCACTCAAATGACAACAGTGAACGCAGGAGCCTTTCGCAAAGGCGAGAAAAGGCCGAACCAAGGCCGGCCAAAGGGCTCGACTAACAAGCAGTCCGAGTTGATCCGCGACATGGTTGCTACAGCGCTTAACCAGTCGGGCGGCGTCGATTACCTAGCCCGCGTGTCTGAAAGCCACCCAGCGGCGTTCCTGAGCCTTGTGGGGAAGGTTCTGCCGATACAAGTGACGGGCGAAGGTGGAGACGCGATCAAGCACTCCATCACCGTGACCTTTGGCTGAAGCCTGGTTCCCCGAGAAGCTGCGATTCCTGTTCGCGCCGAATCGGTACAAGGTGGTTCGCGGCGGGCGCGGTTCGGGCAAGTCGTGGGGCTTCGCTCGCTGCCTGCTGATTCAAGGCGCACAGAAGCCCATTCGCGTGCTGTGTACCCGAGAAGTCCAGAAGTCAATCGCCCAGTCGGTCCACCAACTGCTGAGAGACCAAATCGAAGCCTTGGGACTCGGCCACCTTTACGAAGTGCTGGCGACTGAGATCCGGGGCAAGAACGGCACACAGTTCTTCTTCAGCGGCCTGAGCGATCAGACAGCGGAATCTCTGAAGTCGTTTGAAGGCGTGGACATCTGCTGGTGTGAAGAAGCGCAAGCGATCAGCGCACGAAGCTGGAACATCCTGATCCCGACCATCCGCAAGGACGGCTCCGAGATCTGGGTGAGCTTCAACCCGCAGCTTGAGAGCGACGAAACCTATCGGCGCTTCGTGAGTGAGCCGCCGCCCGATTGCATCTCAATCGAGATGAATCACAGTGACAACAGGCGCTTTCCTTCAGTGCTGGAAGGCGAGCGATTGCACGCGCAGGCCACGATGAAGGCCGACGACTACGCGCACATATGGGAAGGCAAGTGCAAGCCAGCGGTAGAAGGCGCGATCTACTTCGATCAGATGTCCAACGCAGGAAGCCGCATCGGTGGCGTCCCGCATGATCCCTTGCTCAAGACGCACGCGGTTTGGGATCTGGGCTTCAACGACTCTATGTCGATCATCCTGGCGCAGAAGGTGTCCAGCGAGATCAGGGTGATTCACTACATCGAAGGCAACCAACGGACGTTGGCTGACTATTCCGCAGAGTTGCGGGCCTTGACGCTCGACGGCCAGCCGATCAACTGGGGCCATCACTACTTACCCCACGACGGGTTTGCCAAGCGTCACCAGACGGGCAAGCAGGACGCCGAGATATTGCAGGGCTTCGGTTGGAGCATTCAGCGCACTCCGAACATGGAAGTGGAGCAGGGCATCAAGCGAGCGAGAGACTGCTTCTCACGCATCTACTTCAACAAGGAGCGCACACAGCGCCTGTTGGAGTGCTTGAAGCGGTACAGGCGAGCGATCAGCCAAACGACGAACGAACCCGGCAACCCGGTTCACGACGAGTTCAGCCACGGAGCCGATGCGTTTCGGTATCTGGCGCTGACAGTCGATCAGATGAGCAACGACGAGTGGGGCGGTTCTCTGAACTACCCGAAGCTCAGTTACGCATAAAGAGACACGGACGCAACCGCTGCGAGGCGCTGCGAAGTAAATGGCACGAATGCGCGAAGACGAGTTGAGAGCGATCACGGATCAGCAGATGCGCTCTGCCGTGGGCGTTTTCGGCGGCAAGCTGTCGGCCCAGCGTCTCAAGGCCATGCGGTATTACCTCTGCGAAGCCGTGGGCGATCTGTCCCCGCCTGAAGTGGAAGGCCGCTCGACTGTCGTTTCGCCAGACGTTCGCAACACCATCGAAGCCATGTTGCCGCAGTTGATGGTGAAGTTCGCGGGCAGCGAGCGCGTCGTCGAGTTTGAACCGAACAAGCCGGGTGATGAGAAGAAGGCAGAGCAGGCCACCGACTTCATCAACTACGTCTACCACCAGAAGAACGACGGCGAAGGCATCACCTACCGCTGGATGAAAGATGCCCTTCTGAGCAAGAACGGCATCATCAAGGTGTGGTGGGACGACAGGCACACCGAGAAGCGCGAAGACTACAAAGGTCTTAACGAAGCCGAGCTGGCTGAGTTGATGGACGACAACGAGATCGAAGTCACGTCCGCCAAGAGCTATCCCGACGAAGAAGACGCAGAGCAGCGCCAGAAGGCTATCGAGCAACTGACGCAGCAGGCCGCACAAGCCGCGCAATCGGGTGATCCGCAGGCAATGCAGGCCGCGCAGCAGATGCAGGCTCAGATCGCCCAGATTCAGGCCATGCCGCCCGTCCTGTCGTATGACGTGACGTGCAAGCGCACGACGAAGTGCGGACAGATTCGCGTGGACAACGTGCCGCCCGAAGAGTTCCTGATCAGCCGGGAAGCCAAGACGATTGAAGACGCGAAGTTTGTCGGGCATCGCGTCATGCGGACTGTCAGTGACTTGAAGTCGATGGGATACAAGAACATCGATCAGATCACAAGCGACGATCAACAGACGAACTTCAACAACGAGCGCACCACCCGCCTTGTCTACGACGACGAATATGCCGCGCTGACGACAGATCAGAACGCGACATCCGACGAGTCACAGCGTCAGATTTGGGTGACTGAGTGCTACATCAGGGTTGACTTCGACGGCGACGGTATCAGTGAGCTACGGAAGATCGTTCGGGCCGGCAATCAGATTCTCGAGAACGAGATCATCGACTGCGCTCCGTTCGTCTCGATCACCCCGGTTCCGATGCCGCACAAGTTCTTCGGACTGTCGATTGCGGATCTCGCCATCGAAGCGCAGCGTATCAACACCAGCCTGTTGCGCGGCCAACTCGACAACAACGCCATCGGCATCAATGGCCGCTTCTACGCTGTTGACGGTCAGGTGAACTTGGACGATCTGCTGGCGTCACGGCCTGGTGGTGTGGTTCGCATCAAGCAACCTGGAGCCGTTGGCAAGCTTGAACAGGGCATGTCAGACGGTGGCGCGAACTTGGCTCTCATGGAGTACATGAAGGGCTTCCTTGAAGACTCGACGGGCTGGAGCCGTGTTTCTCAAGGCAACGACCCATCGAGCCTGTACGGTTCCGAGACGGCGACGAAGACGAACATCGTCACCAACAAAGCCGACATGCGGCTGGACTTGATCGCTCGGAACTTTGCTGAAGGCTTCCGGCAACTGTTCCGCCTGATGCTGAAGTTGTCGGCTCAGTACAGCGACAAGGAACAAGTGATTCGCCTGCGTGGCGAGTGGGTAAGCATGAGCCCGCGGGAGTGGCGCAACGGCTTCGATGCCTGCATCAATGTTGGCTTGGGAACAGGCTCCAAGGATCAGCAAGTAGCGCACCTGTCGAACCTTATCGCCTTGCAAAAGGAAGGCTTGATGATCGGCGTGGCGACTCCCGAGAACATTTACCAATCAGGCGCAGAACTTATCAAGGCAATGGGATTCAAGTCACCTGACAAGTTCCTGACTGATCCTTCCTAAGCACCGCCGCAGCAGCCTGCTCCTGATCCCGAGCAGATCAAGGCTCAGTCGGCAATGCAGATGAAGCAAATGGTCTTGCAGGCCGACGCGCAGAAGTTCCAAGCTCAATCGCAATTGG